AGGCAAAAGCCCCCGCGTGAATTGCTCGATCGCCGCCCGTCCGGGATACGCCGCCGGCAAAGCCGACGTATCAATGCCAGCCTGCCGCAGCCTGCCAAGCATCGTTGTATATGCGGCCGGGGCTTGGCCCTCGGGCAGTTCAAGCAAAGAGAACGCCCCGCGTCCCATAATGTCGAGATTCTGCAACGCCCGCTTGCGCTGATCGTCGCCAAATCCTTCATACGCGGCTCGGAGCTTTGCAGCGCGCTCGGGATCAACCCCGGTTGCCGACTGAAACGCATCGGGATTGCCCTGCATGACCCCCGGCGCAATGGCGCGGAACGAAGCATCCCGCGATAGCGCCTCTTGTTCCGCGTCCATCTTTAGCCGCATGAGCGCGTTCTGCTGTTCGGCCTGCTGCAACGCCATGGCGTCGCGCTGGCCCTGCCCGATCTTGGCAAGGTCGATCAGGACATTTGGCGCCGCGTCGAATGCCGAACCGCCGAACCGGCTGAAACCCACTTCCGCCATCAGGTCCACCCCTGCCCGTCATAGCCAGTCCAACCGGTCTGCATCTGCTCATTTGCCTTGGTCCACGGGTTGTTAAACCACCCATTCTGACCGGCCGCATACAGCAGGTTATTGATGCCCTGATTGATCCCCGTCCCCAGCGCGCGCGACCCAGCCGCGCCGGCAAGTGCCGAGGTGACGCCAGCGTTGCCGATCTGCTGCCCCGCCGAGGTTGCCGCAGCCTGCCCGATCTGCCCCGTCTGCGCCGCCGCGTTCGCCCCCAACGTGGCGATCTGAAACAGCGGGTTGATGTTCTTGCCGTAAAACTGGTCATTCAGCGCGATGGACGAATTGAGGTTCGTCCCGAACGCATTTGCCTGACGGTTATAGTTATCATTGAAAACCGCCGCCTGCGTTCCATACGTCTGATCCGCAAGCCCCGTCGCATACCGCGCCGCCTCTTGCAGCCCGCGACCGGAGAACAGAGACCCCCGCGCCGCATTGGCTGCATCCACTGCGCGCAACCCTTCGCGCAAAGCGAACTGATACCCAGGCGTTGCCCGTAGCGTCGCTTCGTCCATACGGAACACAGATCCGCCCTCTGGCGAGAACACGCCGCCATTCGGAGGCGCATAGGGCATCGTCAGGGACCCAGCCCCCGGCAACGCCCCCGCACTTACGGGTGCGGCAGGTCCAGTCGCAACAGGCTGCGCAACCGCCGCGGCCTGCTGCGGCATGATGTTCGTGTTCGGATTGGCGATCAGCCCGGCCGAAACAAGGGCTTCCTCCCGCGTCGGGGCCATGGCCACAATGTTGCCGAGGCTATCCAGTAGCAACCCCGGGAAGCCCGTATCGCCCTCGCCAGACCCGCCACGCGGCGGGAGGTAGGTATAACCCTGCGGCACGCCCCCGGGAGCCGCTACCGCGCCCGTAGGCGCCGCCGCGACGGGAGCGGGCGCCGCACTCGCCACGGATTGCGCAACCGGCGCCTGTGGCGTTGTCAGCCCGAAAATCTGCATCAGGCGATTGGTCGCAGCCTGCCCCGCGCCCGCGAACGGCGCCAGGTCCCCGCGCGTCGTGCGGTGTTGCTCCATCTGCAACTGCGCGGATCGCTCTGCCGCCGCCGCACTGGTTTCCGCCGCCTGTTGCGCGCCACTGCGGGCCATTGCCCCGCCGGCAATGCTGCCAACCGCTCCGATACCCGCCGCTAGTGCCGAGACTGCCATTCTACGCCCCCAGGTTCAGCCGGTATTCCACCTGATACGGTTCCGCTCCGAGCCGCTGAAACAACGCGCCCGCCTTGGCGCCACGTCCATGCACCGTGTGATGCACCCGCACCCTTGTAGCGCCTTCCTCCCGGAACCGATCAATGCAATACCGCAGTAGCGACGCGCCGCATGGTGCACCGGGTGCGGCATACCATGGCCCCATTTCCCAGCCGTTCGCGTCAGAACATTCAACCGACACGTCGCGCGTCCAGATCAGATAGCCGATCACCGCGCCATCCCGCCGCGCGACAAACGTCCGTAGCATCTCATTGGCGTGCATCAGGTCCATAAGGTCGCGATTGAGGCGGTATTGCCCTGCCACGCCGCCGGATGCCTCTGCCCAATGCGTGCGGCCGATTGCCTCAAGCTCGTCTGCAACATCCGGCCAAGGGACTTCACCCATCATGACACGACATTCCCGTCAGGAAACCGCCAATTCGTGCCGTCAGACACGGCAAGCCGCTTGTTGCTGGTCCCGTCCGATACATAGATCAGCCCCCGGCTATGAGCCGCTGCATCGGGGAGCGTCGCGACCGTGAAGGACGGCAAGCGCAGGATACCGCCGTCACCGCGCAGCATCCGCCGCACGGCCGAGAAGAACGACAGCCACGCCACGGAAAACCAGCCGCCGGCTTCTAGCGCAGTCGCACGCGATGGCGGCATATCAAGCAGCGCCACGAGGCTGATCCCCCATCTGGATGTTCGTCCCGCTGATCCGCACGTCGGCACCGTAAGCTGCGATCTTGGATCCGGCATCGAACGTGAAGCGCAGGATGCGGTTACGGAATGAGCCGAGGCGCCGCCAGATGATGCGCACCCCGTAGTCGCCGGATGCGCCCATGGTCCGGTCGATACCCGTCGCCCATGTCTGGCCACCGTCATCGGACCACGACAGCGCCACATCAAGCGCACTGGCGTTCATGCCGGTTTCCATCTCCAACTCGACGCTATCGAGCCGCGCCAGTTCACCGCGTGCCCAGAGCGGCGGCAGCGTCGCGATGGCGGTCAGGCTGGTGCCGGCTTCCGTGGCGAGCGACTGCTTGAGTTGATACAGGTTGCCATCCGAGGCGCCGCCTACCAGCATCTTCGCCGCCAGCGTCGAAGCCCCAAACCGCGCCGCACAGGCCACGCCCCACCCACCTGGAACGCCCGACGTGATCGTTGACGCGCGCCGATGCCAAAGGCCCGTGGCGATGTCATAGACAAACGTCCGACCCGGCCCCGTGTTGTATTGTGTGGTACTCGGGAACGACAGCACGTATTGCGGGTGCCCCTGGAACACGATCGCGAACCCCGTCGCCAACTCGGGTTGCACGAACGGCTCGATCTCTTTCTCGATCGCGTGCGTGCTGATCCGCTGCGGCTGGTAGCCCGTCGCGCGGTAGACGATGCGATCGGAGCCTAGCCAGCATATGCTATCCGCCACGATCGCCACCGACGCGGCTGCCGGCGTGCCGATGTCAATCGTCCCGCCATTCGCCCGCTGAAAGGGAAAGTCCGCTTCGCCCGTCTGTGTGTGGATTTCAATGGACCGCGAGCCGTAGACCCACAACTCGTTGTTGCGAGCGATCACGCGCCGGACCTGATCAGGCGCCCCCTCAGCACTGGCAATCATGAGCGCGGAATAGGACGATGCGTCGTTCAGGTCGGACACCACGTATTGATCCGAACTGGTCTTCGTATAGACGAAATACCCGCCGAGGTAAGTGACGTTCTGCACGGACGGGAAGTCCGCATCCGTGATCTTGGTAGCTGTCCCGCCTGACACCACCCACGCATAGGGCGACGCGACCACCACAAGCTGCGATGCACTGGCCGCCATGGAGACAGGCGAGCCGCCGCCCGTCAGCGTCCCGATGCTCGTCACCACGCCCGCGCTTGTGGCCTTGTAGAGCACAAGCGTGGAAAAGCCGGTGACGAAATACATCTCGCCTTGGAACTCGCACATCGCCCAGACCTTGGACGATCCGCCCGTCGCGAACAGTTCAAACCCTGGCACATGCCGCACGAGAACAGGCGAGATAGACCCTTCCGGCAGCTCCTCGGCATACAAGTTGATGATGTCCTGCGCGGAAGCGGCAAGAGCATCCAACTTGTAGCTATGAACTGCGAAAGGGATACGAGGCATCAGACGTCCGAGGCTCCCGCAAATTCCGGCCGCGCCTTGACGACCGTATAGAGCATCCCCTTGAGTTGGTCACGCAGCGCGTTGCTGCCGGGACTTTCCATCACCGACAGCGGCACCGAGAATTGCGACGCCATGAGCGGATCCTTGCCGGATTGCCGCGCCGCCTCGGTGGCGTAACCCTCCACGGTCAGCGTGACGGTATCCTCGCCATCTGGGGGCGTGTGGATGGTGACGCCACGGATGCGCCAATAGGTGGCCATCACGCCGGTATTGTCTGCCTCAATCTGAATAGCCAGTGCCATGCTTCAATCCCTATGCCGATACGGCGCCCATCTGCGCGGAAATCCACGTGTTGGACGCCATGAACATATACACACAACGGTTGCCGTTTGTCAGGTTGACGCCTGTTGATCCCGCCGTGCCGTCAATCGTCTCAGAGCCGTTTGCGTAGACCTTGCACACGTTCGCGCCCGCGTTGAATAGCACGATCGCCATACCCACAACGCCGGTCGGCAGGATTACGCCCGTGCCCGATGCCACGGTTGTCAGGCGGTTGTATTGCTTGGCCAACTGCAAGGCATCGGTGCGGGTTGTGCCTGTCGCGGTCAGGGCATTGCCGACGCTGGCGAGCGAGTAGCCGGACCACCACACATTGCCGGTGACGGTCAGTTCTGCCGACGCCGTCGTTGTGCCGATCAGAAGTTGCCCCGCCGCCGTGAGCCGCATGCGACGGCTGGCGAGGCTGACTGATCCCGTTGTGGTCGTGCCGAAGTCAATATGAACGCCGTTCGCGGATGTAGACCACGCCTCCGCCGCGACAGCCTCGATGTATCCACGCTCGCCCGACATAGCGCTGCCCGTGTAGCCACGCCATCCAATCTTGCCCAAGCCAGCGGCCGAGGCCACCGCGCTTGGTGACGCATAGGTCCCGTCGTAGCGGCGGAACTGCACGTATGGATCGTTGGCAGCCGCGTCGATTGTGACGCGCGTCGGACTGCCATCGGCCGCGCCCGCATAGATCATCGTCCCTTGCAGAGACGCGAGCGTCGTGCCGGACGAATTGGCCGTGATCGTGCTGGTTACGGACGTGGCGCCCGTCACCGATAGCGTGCCAGCAATGGAGGTATTGCCCGACGATCCAACGACGGAAAACTTGTTCGTGTTGATGGCGAAGCTGCTGCTAACGCCAAGTCCACCGGCAATCTCTAGGGACGTGGCAGTCAGGGCCAGCACGCCAGACGTTTCCGTCAGGGTGACAGTCCCGTTATTCCAGTTCACCACGCCGCCCGACGCAAGGAACAGATCGGACCAAGAAAGCGAGCTTGTGCCCAGCGCGTTGCCGTCATTCGCGGCGGGAGACAGAGCGGAACTGGTGAGCTGCACCTCGGCCGCCGAGTTGACGGAAAGCCCAAGCGTGTTTGCCGCCGGTAGATACAGCCCGTTCGTCGGCGCCGATGCGCTGGACGGGACAAAGGTTGCGCCCGTGACCGTGCCCGATGCCGTCACCGCTGCCGCCGTCGTCGCGCCCGTGACGGCCAGCGTGCCGGCAATGGCCGTATTGCCCGTAGCGGCCGCAATGGTGACCTTGGACGATCCGACCGTCACATCCCCGCTGGTCGTCACAGCCGCCGCCGTTGTGGCCCCTGTAACCGCTAGCGTGCCCGCAATGGCAGTGTTGCCGGACGCGGCTGCGACCGTGACCTTGGACGACCCGACGATAACGTCCCCGGAGGTGGTCAGAGCGGCAACAGTGGTGGCACCCGTCACGCCCAATGTGCCAGCAACCGCCGTGTTGCCCGTGGACGCAGCGACGGTGAACTTGGACGTGGCGACCGAGAAGTTGCCCGCGATATCTGCCGTCCCGCCGACCGTCATCGGCCCGCCAGAGCCTTGCAACGCGAGCGTGTTCTTCTGCGTCCACGTGTGCGCCAGTTCCAGCGTCGGCGTCACGATCTTGGCCCGCACGCCATAGATGCTGTCCGCGTCCGTGACAGCCTGACACGTCACACGGTCGATGATCGCTTCGCCCGCGCCGGTGTTCTGAATGCGAAGCCATACGCTCGTGCCGGACGGGACCGAAAAGCGAACCTGCGCGACTTGCGGCGTCGTGACGTCGTCTTCGTCCGTCAGGTCGGGATCAATGACCGTCTCATGCACGTCGCTGTCACCCTGCGCCGTGCCCAACTTGACGGTGAAGGATTCCGAACCCTTGAAGGTAAAACCGAGAATGTAGTCCGTGAGCGCGACGACAGTGACTTGCTGGTCTATGCCAGCCGCGTTCGTCCCATCGCCCGCGATATAGACCTGATGCGACACCCACGATGGTTGTGGCGCGGTGCCATCCGCAAACCACGACCATCCCGCCGTGATGACGCCTTCCGCGCCTGTAGTCGGGTTTGTCGTGAAGTTGCCATTCGTGATGGCGTCGTTTGTCGTCGTCGGCACCGCCGAGAACGCAGCCGTCGTAATGACGCCCGTCGTCGCATTGTAGTCGGTAATAATCTGGCGTTCGCCGGCGCAAACACCCGACATGTATTCAAGATACATGCCGACGCAAAAGTCATCAGTCGTGTTCAGGATCGGCGCGGGGTGCGTCGTTGTCGTCGCGGTGCTGGTGACGTTGAACGAGTAGACCGGCGTTGTCTGTGTGTGCGGCTTGATCTCGATCTGCGTCTTAGCGGATCCTGGATTGGTCTTGCTGACCGGAGGAAGCACAACCTCGACGTTGCCGATCTTGGTCGGATACCGCGCGCGAGCGCGATACACGCCATTGCCCTCGTGTTCATCTTCGAGGAACGTGCCCAGCTCGGGATAGATGACGGTATCGCCAGACGACAACGATATAATCGAGCCGGCCGCCGATCCTTCGTATCCACACACGTCCAGAGAAAGGCCGCTTGATGTCGTCTCAAAGAACGCCGTCCCAAGGCGCAGGCGGCCCGTGCCAGCGGCGCCGAGCGTCCCGCCTCCGATGTCACCGCCTGCCCATTCAATGGCGTTGCGGAGATATTTCACCTCCCGGATGGATAGCCCCGCCAGAGCCTGCGGACGCACGTCAGCCGAGGAAGCCGAATGCTCAAAGGCGATCCCGTTGAACGGGTCCATCCCGCCAACGCCCTGCCTACCGCCGGCAAGGAAGCCGGACACATAGCCCGGCGTGGCAAGACGGTTGCGCGTCGCCCCGACGACGGTGAACGGGCCAGGCGGGATCGGGCCATCAACCTTGATGATCGGCGCGGCAATCACACGATAGGCCCGCGTCGACCCCGTGCTTTCCATCTGGAAGCCAAGTTCCATCTGGCGCGTGACGTTCAGGAACGTCGCACCCTGCAGGACCATGATGGAATACAGATTGAAGGTCGAGCCGCGACAGAACGCCCGCGCAAGCCCCGTCCCGCCTCGGTTCACCGAGTGGAACTGCGACAGCCACAAGGCATTTGTCGCCGGCTGCGATCGGGACGGATTGCGCGGCGCCACCGCTTCCACCGGCTGCGACTTCTCTTGCAGCCCGATCGTGAACGCCACACGCGCGCCAGCCCAGCTATCCGCAGCCGCCTTGCCGGCGGTCCCAAGGCGCGACAACAAGGACCAATGCCGGACCGTGCCATACCCGCCCGCCGATGTCTCGGTCAGGATGTTATCCGACTGAATGCGGAGCGGCATGATCTCGCGGTTGCCAGTCGGGGCGGTTACGCCCGTGACGCGCGGCAACTGGATTTGCATCGAAAAAGGCGACGTGTCCGGGTCCGTCGCGCCTTCCGCGTCGTGCGTCGTCGAGATACGGACGGCAGTAAGGTCTACCTCGCCCGCCGTCACGTCGCCTGTAGTTACATTGCCTGTGACGGTCAGGGTTCCGCCAATCGTGGCATCGCCCGTCACCGCCATATCATCGCCGGCCGAGATATCGCCCGTGGCCGTGATGTTGCCCGTAACCGACAAGTTGCCGCCGAACGATCCCGTCCCCTCTCCGACGAAGCCGCCCGTCACCGTCAGCGCGCCGATCTCGGCCGTCGTGATGGTGGCCGTCTGGATCGTAACCTCAGTCAGATCTAGGACGGTGGAACTGGGCAGCGACCCGGACCCGGAAATCATTTCCGTCCCAGCGCGCGACGCGATATGGACCGCGCCGTGTGTGACCGTGGACGTGCCATCCGCGAACTCGACGGTCACACGGAAGGAATACCGCCCGGCAAGCTCGGTTGTGTCGTCGCCGTCAACGTCAATGTCAATACGCCCGGCCGCACCGTCCGACACCGCCCCGACGACAGTCAAAACCTCGCGGCTGCTATCGTCATACACGACAAATTCAGATGTCGCGCCCGTGACGTTATACGCGGAGGTGTCGGTGTCGGTCGGATAGACCGTGATCTCAATCGTGAAGTCATCGCCCGCCGTCGTGGCGAAGTCCCGGCGCGTCGGCTGCAACAGGCTGCGCGGCTGCTTGGGGATGGCAAACGGGACGGCGTATGCGCTCATCAGTAATACTCCGCTACGACGCCCGTCCGGCTAGTCCCCAGCGCTGTGATGCGCCGGATTTCCGCCTCGCCCGCCTGATAGATGCCCGGCGGGGCCGGCTCGCCAATGTCCGGCGCCAACAGCGCGGCCGCCATCATGACAATCGGCTCCTCGGCTTCCTCCGGGATGCTGGCGAGCGTCCACCGCGACAGCCCACGCGCCGCAAGCGATCCATACGCCGCCCGAACCTTCGCCTCTGCGATGCTCTGCCCCGTCGCGCCGGAGTAGGCAAACCGCCGCACCATGGCGATGGCGCTAGCATAGGCCGTATCGTCCCTAGGCTTGCCGTAGACGGGCGCCAGCTGCGCCGCTGCCATGATGGCGTAATGCTCCGCCGCCCCCTCTGGAATGGCCGAGGTGGCCCATGTGACGAAGCCCATGGAGTTGAGCGTCTGATGCGCCGCGTTCACCGCAGTTTCAGCGCGCGTCTGCCCCGCGCTGCCCGTCAGGGAAATGGTGCGGATCGTGTTCAGCGCATTGTCATACACGGCGGGATCAACCTGCGCGCCACTGCCGGGTGCCAGCAGATAGGACGCCATCGCGGCATAGTGATCAGCCGCCCATGTCGGGATGGCAGACGACGCCCACGAGACAAAATTCAGCGCTGCAAGCATCTCATGGACCGCCGTGACGCGATCCTCTGCCGCCGTCTGCCCATACGCGCCAGACCACGCAACCGCCCGAACGCCATCGCGCGCCCCCTCAAAGCTCGCCGGCAGGTTCGGCGTGATGCCAAACGACGGCGCCAACAGGTGCGCGGTCATGATGACGTAATGCTCGGCGCACGACGCCGGTATTTCGTTGTATGCCCACGGCACGAAATTGACGGACAAAAGATGCTGATGCACCGCCGTCGCCTTTTCGGCTGCCAGCGTCTGATCCTCTGTCGCCGGCGTTTCCGTCGCGCTCACGATGCCCAGCATGCGCAAGGCACGCTCCGCAATATCGTCGGTATCGGTGGTCCCGCTCTCAGCCGGAACCGCGCTTTCCACATGCGGATTGAAGCCCAGACGCCGAAGCGCCCGGGCTGCAATGATCGTCACCGAAACCGTGCCGGAATTGCTCGCGGCGTCGGATTCAGCAATCGGGTTCACCCCCAGGATCCGCAACGCCCGGTTCGCGATCAGCGCCACCGTCACCGTCGAGCCGCTGCTTGGGCGGTCTGCCACGGCGACGGGGGCCAGCCCCAGCTTCCGCAACGCCCGCGCCCCGAGTGCCGCCACCGTCGCCATCCTCGACTTCCTCGAAAAACCGGTTATTGCGCAACTTGGCAACCGCGATCGGGTCCGATACCTCCACCGCGTCGCCCAGCAGGAACGTGAGGCGGAACGCTACCGTCTCGGTAGCGTCCCCACACTCAGGCCCGCCTATCCACCTGAACAGCGGCATCAGATGGTGGTCGGCGGCTCAGTCGTCGTGTAGAACACCGTCGCCGCGATCGTGCCCGCCACCGCCGTTCCAGGGGCGTTCGTGAACGTCCCATAGATCTTGGTGGCAGACGTATAGACGGTGCTCTGGTGAGTAATCAGCGTCGCGGCCGACGTGGCGTTATTGCCGAAACTCATGCGCATCGCGGCCTGGCCGATCGTGCCCGCATTGATAAACCGATCGGTATCGCCGCTATCCCCCACGATGATCGTGAGAGCCGGCGACGCAGCGCTGTCCATGTCCGTGGCTGCCAGATACCCGTCAACTACCTTGCAGTTGGGCGGGATATAGCAGATGTCGAACGTGTTGTTCTGCGTCAGGTCAGCCGTGCCGACAGTGATGATCTGCGTGAACGACGCCACCTCGCCCGCGTTGGGGCAAAACAGCGGATCAGTCGCCGCGATCGTCTTCGAGTAGGAGAAAGCCATGTCAGTGTCCCTCAGTCAGTGCGATCAGGCGTCAGGCTGCGCGGCGAACCAGCCGGTCACCATGCCGTGATCCTTGGGAGTGGTCGTGTCCGCCGACGTTGACGTGCCAAACCGCGCCTTGGTAATCCCGCGAATCATCTCAACGCCCGGCATGCGGAACCGGCCGTAGTCCTGCGGCGTATCCTCAATCGCCTTGGCACGCTGAACCTGCGCCATGGCGACGGCCTGCTGACCGCACAGGAACGACGGCGCGACGTCGCAGGAAGAAGCCCCCAAGTCAGCTTGCACGGGAATTTCGGGGATTTCCTTGATGATGACGCCGTCCCAGATCAGATCGCCGCCCGTGAAGATCGGGTTTTCCCGGCCACGGTCCCACGCATCGCGGTTCGCGCTCAGCATGTCCGAATGCGTCGCCAGGTCGCGGAACGAATACGACGGCGCGAACAGCACGAACCATTCCTCGTCGTTCCGAATCCGAATGGGGCGGATGGCGGGGCTGGCCGTGCGGGCAATGCGCTTCATCAGCGAGACGGCGGCCGGCGTCAGCTTGTCGTCGGTCGCGTCGATGTTGCCCAGCGCCGTGGCAAACGTCGTCGAGTAGTTGGAGTTGAGCTTGCCGAACAGGACGCGATCGCTGTTGTTCGTGACCCATGTATTCTTTTGCGACGTCGTCGCGTCCGAAAACTTGGTCCCGTCGATGGACATCAGCCCGTAGTTGATCACGTCCATCTTGAGCGTCTCCATATGCCACTCCTTGAGGGCATACCGAGCCGTCTCCAACAGATCGAGTTGCGTCTTGATCTGCTCGACCTTGGTGTCGATCTTGACACCGTGCCGGACCAACTCGACGTAGACGCGCAGCGAACGGTTGTTTAGCGCCTCTTCGTTGCCGGAGAGCGTCGTTGCACCGCGCGTGGCAGACTGCGCCAGCTTGCGCACGGTGGTCCACGTCAGGCTGTCGCCGGCGCTCTTGGCCAAGTCTTCCTTGACGTGGATCAGGCTGTTTTCGCTGACGCCCATATATTGGGCAAAGCGATTTTCCCTGATGAACTCAGCATAGAAGCTGTCGCTCCACTGCTGAACGCGATTGCCAGATGCAACCGTAGTGACCGTCATGTGTGGTTATCCCATACGCAGGAGTGATTTGAGAGGCGGCGGGCCACGATAGACGTTCGCCTGTGTGGGGGCGGATCGCGCCGTCGCCAGCGTTACGGGCACAGCGGGTTTGTCGTCAGGTTGTTCGGCGTTCGCAACACCAAGCTCGGCCAGCAACTCGGCGCGGATCGTGGCGCGTAGCTCGCTCGCTACCTTTTCACGAAACGCGGCCGGATCAGGGCCGATTTCCTTCATCGCAAGGATGCGACGCCCCTGTTCATACGCCCATCCATACGGATCAGGCTGTGCGAACAGTTGCCCCGCGAGTGCCGGGTTCTTCTCCGCCTCTTCCCGGAACGCCGCGACCTTTTCGTCAAGGTCCGCGTATCGGGTCCGCGCGATCGTCTCCGACACATTCATCCGCTCATTGAGCAAGGTCCGTTGGATCGCCGCGTGATACCCAGCCGGGTCTGACGCGGGGTTCGGAAGCTGCTCCGGCGCGGGTTGCGCCTTCGTCGCCTCCATCTGCGCCTGCATTTCTGCAATGCGCCGCTCCAACTCTTGCCGCTTGGCTCGCTCTGCCGTCAGGGCTGCAACCGGAACACGGTCCTTCGGCTCTTCAACTGCCGGCGTCGCAGGTTCCAGCGCGACTGGCGCAACCGGAGTTTCGCCCGTCACCGGCTCCGCATCGCTGCCCGCCTCTACGTCGTGCCCTGACGTATCAACGGGCGCAGTGCGTGCGCCAGTGCCTAGAAGCTCGGAAAGGGGAGTCGGAGTGTAGTCCGAATTCGTGTCCGCTGTCGTTTCGCTCATTGCTAGCCCCACTAACGCCCGTAAGCCGGCGACGCTTGCGCCCGGAACCCGGCGGCGGTGCTACTGAACCGTAGCCGTCTCAGACGCCGCCATAGCCTGCTGCGCCCGTAGCTCTGCATCCGCCAAGGCTTTCGCTCTGGCGATCTGTATGTCTGCCTCGGCCCGCTGGCGTGCGATCTCAATCTCAGCCGCCGCACGAGCCTGCATGGCCTGTATCTCTGCCTGTAGACGCGCCTGGTCCGCCGCCATCTGCGCCTGCAACCGCTGCGCTTCCATCTGTGCGTCCATCTGCGCTGCCTGCTGCTTCATTTCCAATTCCGCTTGCATCTTCACCACCTCGGGCGGCGGCGGGGGCGGAACCGGCTCACCATTCGGCCCTGTCGGCGGGCGCATGCGCTTGAGCAACGTCTCCTTGTTTCTCAGCGCCGACGCCTCAATGAGCGCGTCGGGCGGAATCAGGCCGGGGATCTTGGCCAGATCGGCCAGTAGCGCAAACTGCTCTTGCTGTAGCGTCACCACGTCCGGCGCTTCGTCAATGACAACGTCCACCATCACGCGCGACACGTCGTTCCGCAAAACCGGCGAACCATCCTCGTTTACCACCGGCTGCGACAGACGCGGATCGCCCGGCATGACGCCAAGCTGCGCCACCATCGCCTGTTGCTGCTCAGGCGGCATATCCTCCAACGCATCCGACAGCGTTAGCGGCTGGTTAAGCCCGACAAACTTGGCGTTGCGCTCGTCGTCGGTGATCCGCACCCACTTCTCGGCGGTCCAAAACTGCCGGATACGCAGCCAGATTGCCGTGTAGACGCGGCGTTTCCAGGTCTTAAACCGCTCTAGAACGGTGCCCTCGATCTCAGTCACGCCACCCTGTTGGCTGGCCATGATCGCCCGACCGGACGCGCCCTGCGACTGCTTGCCCATCAGGAACGCGTTAGGTCCCTGCCCCTCTAGCGCGCTCTTCGCCTCGTTCAGCAGCAGGACGTGCCCTTGCGCCAGGTTCACGTTGTCGCCGATCTCGAACCGCATCCCCGGCGCGACTTCTACGAAACCGTCAGGCTTGGCCACCTGCGCCCGGGCTTCGTCTACGTCCTGCACCGCGCCCTGTTCGGCAATCACCGTGCGCACGGTCATGAGGTGCAACGCCTTGGAGCGGCGCTTGTTGACCTCATCCTGCAGATCAAACATGTCCCGCACGATCCCGTAGCGGGTGTTCTCGCGGTCAATATACGCCGATTGCAGCACCATCGAGCATGACGGAGCGCCGTTCTCGTCCACATACGGCGACGGTGCCGGCGGCGTCAGGAACCCGCCTCCCGTAAACGTCGCGGACCACCAACCCTCACCGTCCACCCAATGCAATTGGATGACCCGCACCCGCTTGCGGTTCTTATCGCCCCACGTGGCGCTAGGACGATCGCCATACGTCGTCGCGTCGGACGCCTCCAGCACGTGCGCGGCGGCAATCGCATCCTCTGACCCGGGCCACTTGGCCAGAATTTCGTCTTCGTCCTGCCACGCCACGCCGCCGAGATACTTGGCGTCGGAGAAATCGAGATTGCGCGACCTCGGGTCCCAAAACAGCCGATCCCACGGGTATTGTATGACGTCGATATCGCCCGTGGCTTCGTTGTAGACGACATCCACGCCGCCCGTGCCCTCGACCAGCATATCCTCCAACACGCGCGGGCTGGTCTCCTCGAAATGCGCCGCGTCGCAGGCATACCGCAGCGCGTCCGTCGCGCCGTTCGCGTCCTGCTCGTGATCTGGCGTCCGCGGATATGCCCGGGGATCAGTCCGGGTCCGCTTTTCCACGCCGAGGATGTAGCTCACCTTGGGGCGAATGCGGTTATCGACCACCGCCGGCTGCCCGCGCTCTGCCAGCGTCGCGACCTGTTCGCTGGTTAGCTGACGCCCATCAAGGTAGTCCCTGGCCCGCTCGCTTTCCTGTCTGGCGTCCGCGCTGGTGTCCTCTGCCTCGCGAAACCACTCGCGAAGCGTTGGGAGCATGTCATCAGTCGCTACGCCGTCCGCCAATCCGGGGCTGCCCTTTGCCTGTTGCGACCGTAGTCGCTGATCTGCACCACAGCCGCCTTGCGCGCCGCCGGAACCCACGGTCTCGACATGCAGGCGTATCTCAACTCGTCCGCCGCATGGTCTTCACCGTCCGTATCCACGTCCTCGGGACGCAGCGCGTCGTGCTGTAGTGCAGGGAGCGTCCTAACAAGGTCGCGGCAGGTTGTAAACACGAATAACATCGGCTTGCCATCCTCGCCAACAAGCCGCGACCTGACAGCGTCCCAGCCGCCCATCGCTCCGGCGCCCGGGACCCGCTTGTTATCCGCCCTGCGCCACAACACGCCGTGTCCGGCCATACGCTGCGCAATCGACGGTCCGCCATCCTCGGCGAAAATGGCTGGATCAGCGACGCCGAGTTGCACCCGCTCCGTCTCGCGGTCCCGTATGCCCTGCGCGACAGCCTCGGCCGTCAGTTTAAGCCCGACGTTAGGCGATCCGGGTTTCATGCCATACCATTCGCGATACCGGACCAGCGCGCCGCGTGGGAAACGATGGTCAGACCCGTCCGACACGGCAAACCACCCGACGCTGAACGGCCGCGCCGATCCCCAGTCAAACGATCGGAACCGGGGCCAATCCGGCGGAATCTCAAACGGCTCGATCACGTGCTTGTCCGGCGACCACTCCGGGAAGTAGGCCCCGGACACGACGGACCAGTCACCCTCAAGCCACGCTCGCACCAACTCCGCCGATCCCGCGCCGCGCAGCCGTGCCGCATAGCCCGGATCTGATGCGAGCAGGATAGCGTTGTCCTGCACGCGGCTCGGAATGAACAGCCGCTCCCATGGGCCATCGTTGATCAGTTCAAACCCACGCGGCGCGGGATCAATAAACCGAGCCTTAACCCACTGGTGCCCCGGACCGCCCGGGTTGCCGGCGCCTCGCACCCGCTTCGTCGCCACACCCGCAGCCGATCGCAGGCAGGCGAACATCATCCGGTATGCCGCGTCGCTAGGCCACTGCGTCAACTCGTCCCAACCGATCCACGTGTATTGCTGCCCCTGGTAGCGCGATGCGTCCTGTTCCCGCTCTAGGTATTGCAGCCGGAGGAACGCGCCGTTCGGCCATTTCCACGTCTTGTCCTTCTCGTGCCAGGTCGCACCGGACGGCGGGTATAGCTCCTGCGACCGGAGTAGAATTTCCTTCAGCTCCGGCTCATACGTCCGGCGGAACAGGATGCCACGCCATGCCGGCCCGTAGCGCGGCACGTCTTGCAGGAAATCGCCTAGAAGGAAATCCGACTTGCCGCCACCGCGCGCGCCACCGAAGAAAAGTTCGGGGCACCAGTCCGCCGCGATCGCGTCAGCCTGCGGCCCGGGCTGTGGTGACCACACGTTCCGCCGCCTTTCGCTTTAGCCATTCCTCGCGCGTTTCAGCCGGCGGCCGGTCGATTGCAGCCCGGTCCGTGGCATCGACCGCGATTGTCATCTGACGGGCAACCGGCGTGCCCTCGACGCGGTCCAGGAACGCCTTGCCGGCGTTTACCCGCACGCTGTCGTCGTCGGATTCCAGGGCGATGCGGAAGATCGTATCCTTGACCGCCTCGGCCTGTAGCTCGCGGGACGCCTCCCGCAGCAGGACATCAGCCGCCCCCTTAAACGTCGGACGGCCAGGCCCAGGGCCGAGAACGTGCGGGCGGGATTTCGACGCGCCCTTCGCCGAGCCACCCCAGCCTGCGCCCTTGCCTTTCGGGAACCGTCCGTTCGGAAGCCGCTCTACCATGCGCGCATATTTGCCCAAACGCGCGCGGCAGTGTCAAACCTAATCGCGCGCAGGCGGTTTCGGTATCCGCTCGATCGAACGCGCCACCGCGACCAGCCAGCGGGCCACGTCATACGGCGCGCGAATGTCCCCCATCGCCCAGCGCGTCATGGTCCGACGCGACACCCCGGCAAGACGCGCGGCATGCGAGACGGACCAACCAATGCGCGCCAGGACGCGGGCTAGCGGGACAGGCGATCTAGCTGGTCGCGCCACTGTTACACACGGCATAGAGAAGCAGCCAAACAGCGGTCATGCCGATCCCGCCCGCAAGGCCGTAGAACAGCGCGGCGGCAATGATCGACAGGGCGATGCCGGCGACCATGCAGGCGGTTGCTAGGAAGGTCACGGCTCAAGCCCCATTTCGAGTGTTTCCGCGACGAGATCGAGCACGCCCTGCTTTGCACTCGAAAGCACGCTGTAGGAACCGCTGCAAGCCGCTTGCTTCCCGTCGAACCACACGCGGCAGTCGCCCGGCTCTCGCATCACGACCGCGAACCGCGTGCCGCTCAGGCTCAGCGTCCCCGGCTCCGTCAACGTCCAAATCGGCTCCATGTTTCAGTCCCTCCGCCTTGTCCGACGCGACCATCTGCCACGTCGAATGGTGCATGCGTTCGTCGCACAGCGATCGCCAGCGGCGCCACGATGGCAGGGCGATCACGGCGTTCATGCGGGCTTCGTGATGCTCAGCCATGGACTGCCAATAAGCGTAGGTTTCAGCGCTCATGAGCGATCCACTTTCGGTGCCAAGTCAGCAGCCGCCAGCACGGACCGCACGCCTTCAAGCGCCGATACCCGCGCCCGGCATTCCTTGCGGCCTTCCGACGACAGATGCGCAGTCGATTTTGTGGCGTCAATTACGCGGGCGAGCAGCGACAAGACTTCCTGACGCATGTCCTCGGCGGTATCCGCCTCTATCACGTATCGGATTCTACTCATCTCCGACTGCCTCCCTCACGTTGGCTAGCTCGATCGCGTCCGCAGCGGCGCGCAGGGAATCCGGCATCGCGCTTGGATACAAGTCCAGGCACGCGCGGATTAGCTCAGTCTCATTGGGATGTAGCGAGGCGTGCCAGGTCGCGCCAGTCGCAGGCGGATACCACGAGGCCCCAAAAACGTCCCTGCCGTCAGCGCGCAGCCCATACGTATCCAGCAGATACCGCGACGCCTCCTCGCGCGTCCGGTGCGGGCGGATATCCACTCGCCCGCCCTGGGTGCAGTAGGAATAGAGGGGCATGGTCAGCCTTTTGCGCCTTGGCGGCGCTTGGCAATGGCGCGGTATGTATTCTGGCTAGTCCGCGCCAGGACGCAATCAAGCGACGCTTTGACCGGCTGCGCCGCAACCATGGCCCGGACCCGGCCCATGGCGTCCTCCCATTCCGGGGACCCGAATTGGCATGCGTTGACCGCTTTGCGGGCCAAGACCAGAGCGTCTGTCATCTGCGCGTCTCCTCTCGTCTGACGCCCTTGTCCCACAAGTGCGCCAGGACGTCAACGGAGAAAATGCGCGAGGCCGGCTATTTTTCGGGCGCGGCGCCTGGCGTCAGAGCCGATTGAAGTGCGGGCTAGACAGGGATCGTGTTTGCCCCGTGATAGCCAGACGGGACGATGGCATACCCGCCAAGCCTCGAACTTTCCGCCTGTTCATCATGCGCCCACGCTTGCAGCCACGAGATGACCCGCTGACGCGCGGCCGGGGATAGCGGCTCAATCTGCCGCTTGCACTCGGTGATGGCGTCCATTTCCGCCAGATGCGGCGTTGTAGTTTTCCCAGCGCTCATGCCCCGCCTCCGTCTATCAAACCGACCCGCGCGCGCGGCGTTTCACGGCTCGGCGGCGGCACTCCCACCAAGCGACACACCCCCGCTCACCCCCGCCACTGCGTCCGCTCCCGGTTCGCAACCTCAAGCCCATCACTGGAAAGTTCCACGGCGGCAAGCGTCGCTGTCTGCGGGGTGACGGTCAGCAAGCCGCGCTTTTTCCACTCCATCACCGCAGGCCAATGCGGCGAAGTCGTAGAAATTTGCTTGGAAAATCGAAAATCCTCAAGCTTGACCCGCTTCATGCCACGGCCCTCTTCGCGTCCTGAACCGCCCGGTCGAAATACCGCAGCGAGTCCGGCGGCGAATACCCCGATCGCCGCGCAACCTTTTGAATTCCCGCGTAGATTTCGTCTGGGTCGCGCCCCGATTTCAGCCAGTCAGCCATGGGACGCAAGCCTTCAACGGTGTCGTAACGATTTTCGGGCAAATCGCCGGCCTCCTTCGCCTTTTCCCAGATCACGTCTGCGAACCAACCACCCACCACCGGCCTTAATCCCATGGTCGGCCGCGCCGGGTCAACCTCCCATCGCTCGGCATGGGGGTGCCACGGTGCCAGCCAATCCCGGTGCGCCCATGGCCGCTCGGCCGGCTGGGGGACTACAGGGGGTTCTTGTACTTGTCCCTGTCCCTGTCCCTGTCCCTTAAGAACTGTGCTTTGTTCTATCCTCTGCTCTGTGACAGTCGATGTGATATGGGCTGTCACACCGTCTGTGATAGGCTCTGTGATAGTCTCTATCATAGAACCTATGACAGTCCCTATGGCGCGCCCATTGCGCTTGGCTTCGCGCGCCTCACGGGCCTTTGATAGACGCTCGCGATAGCCTGTCCGGTGCAGCCACGCTTCTGTGGCTTGCTCTGCGATAACCCTGTGATAGAGCCGGCCATCCGAGCACTTGACCCACCCGTGCAGTGCGTCGGACTTGATCTTGGCCCATTTCGCCGGGTCGCACATGGCCAGGTCGGCCAGCACGTCGTCGTCGTCCTCAAGGCTGCCGGCCGGGGTTTCGTGCCATGAGGCAGTCCACAGGTTGAGCATGTAAAACGCCAGTTCCGGCCGGCGCTTGCATTTCAGCCACGCTTTTGACCGCTTCAATCGCGTGATCAGCAGCGGCATGAACTGGAAATCACGCAAATCGCACTCTGGTGCGCTCATGGGCGCAGGCAACTCGTTCATCGTCCGACCTCATGAAAGCTAGTGGTTTCGCCACGCCATTGCAGACTGACAGAGCCGGGTTCACCGTCGCGAAGTTTCGCAATGATGACCTCGGCCTTGTCCGCGACCTCACGCAAACGCTCGGCAGATTGCTCGCAGCGTTCCGCGAATTTCTGTTCGGACTCGCCCTCTCGGCGGGCGGGATCGCGCAGGTAGTAGGCTTCGCGATAGACGAATGAAACGCTGTCCGCGTCCTGCTCTATGTCCCCGGCCTGCCTCAGATCCGCCAGCGTCGGACGCTTGTCGTCGCGTCCCTCTACGCCACGGTTAAGCTGCGCGGCGACGATGACGGGGCAGTTGTGGCGCTTGGCAAGGGTCTTCATGCCGCGCGAAATCTTGCCGACTGCCCAGGTTGACCCGTTCCGCTCGTCGGCGTCGTCTGGCCGCACGATATGCAGGTGATCGATCACAATCAGTCCGACGCCATGCCGGCGATGCGCTGCCCTGATGCGTAGATCAATCTG